TGTCTACTGTTAACGTGGCGTCTAAAACTACACCCCTAACTGTTGATGGTGTGGGAGCGGCTCTAGGGAACACAACAAGCCAGTCTGTTGACGGGCAAGCCATGACGGGCGGTTTTGGGGATGTGGGGCCTACTACCGTAGAGCTTCACGAGATGAAGTATACGCAAGCCGGTAACGTACTTTATTTTGTAAGCAGGAACAGTATACCTTGTTGGTTTACATTTGATGCAGGACAAACCAGAACTGAGTTTGGTAATATATTTTCACTTCCTACTGATTTTTTCTCAACACCCTTAGAACAACGCGTTCCTTTTGTAGCTAATCTGAGTAGCCTAACACTAAATCCTGACTCAAGCGTTACCGCTGGAGATGCTAATACAGTAACTGCGAGCGCTGCTTTTTTTAATGCAGGTATGCAGGGTGAGACTATTATAAGAGTTAATGCGGGATCTATGCTTGTTGTTACTGTTAACAGTGCGACTGAAGCAGTCTGTGAAGTTATAACAACTATGACAGGGCACGCGGCTACAGCTGCGTGGGAAGAGTCTGCATGGAGCACATATAGGGGCTGGCCTAGAGAAGTGGTTTATCACGAGCAACGACTTTGGTATCTAGGAAACGCTACATATCCTGACACTGTTTGGGCTTCGCAAGCAGGAGATGTTACCGAAATGGCGGGGGTACTAGGAGCGGCTAAAACTGATGACGCTTCTTTTAATGCCACCCTAGGTGAGGGATTAGTTTCAGAAATTTGTTGGGCGTCTCCAGGAAAATCTTTAGTTGTTGGAACTACTGACGCAGAATATTCTCTTGTTAGTTCTGACCCGGCCTCGGCCATAACTGCGCTAACCGCTATTTTTCGTAAAGAAACAGTTAACGGATCTTTTGTTGGTGCGCCAGCGGTCCGTGTTGATAGTGCTCTTTATTTTGTAGATAGAAATAACAACCTAAGAGAATTTGTTTTTGACGAACGAGAGAATAACTTCAGAACAAGAAATATAAGTTTATTCTCAGCGCCTGGTATTTATAAGAATACAAAATTAGCACGTATTGCTGACGCCGATTATGATTATGCTATTGCTACGGATCTCCAGCAAGAGGGATATCAACAGCAGTACCAACTTAAAATATATGATATGGCCATCCAGAATGACGGCGAGTTTGTTATATGGATGACTGATAATTACCAGGGTTTTATAAGTGTGACTATTAATAGACCTACGAACACTTATGCGTGGGCAGAGCACAGACTCGGCGGCTCTTTAACCGACAACACATTCCCTAAGGTTCACTCGGTAGCAGGTTTTGGTGACGGGTTTTTATACTTACTAGGTGAGAGAACTATTAACTCAGCAAACACCACAAGTCTTGAGGTGATATATCCTCAGTATGAGCAAGAGAGTTTAGAACTAACGTACGCGAGTGGGTTTTCTTGGAATAAACCTAACTGGACAGATTTGGCACGTATAGATGAGAACAGTGGGACAGCCATAACAAGTCACGATAACTTAGCCCACCTTGAAGGGGAGACAGTGTCCCTACTTTCTGACGGTAGATTTATCGGCATAGCTACTGTCGCTAGTTCTGCGGTTGCTCTTACTAGAAGCACGAACCTATCTATTGCTGGAATTAAGTATGAGTCGAAGCTTAAGTTTCTTCCTCTTGATAACGGGTCTGTTCTAGGATCTGCGGTTGGGAGTATTAGAAAGATTGTAGAGTCCATCGTAAGATTTAATAGAACAGTGGCGGCGTCTGTAGGTATTGACGACGGTACGACTGGTTTTGATGATGTGTCCTTTAGAACTGCAGACATGCTTATGTCAGCGCCAATACCTCTTTTCTGCGGACTAAAAACTGTGGACATAGCCTACACTGATGAAGAGAATCAACTTGTTATAAAAACAGATAAGCCTCTACCTATGGAAGTAACGAGCGTTACTTTTAAGGGGGTCACTAATGAGTGAAGTTTTCGTTACGGAATTTCAGCCTAAGCATTTGGACGACATCTTAGTTAGGGATGAGTTACGTAAAGACACAAATATACTAAACGGTTTTCTAGATAACTTTGATGAGGGTGACCCGGACACCAAGATTTATTCCATGGCGTTTGAGGAGAAGATTGTAGCAGTGTGCGGAATACAGCGACTTCGAGAGGGAGTGGCTGAGATATTTATCGTGACAGCGAGCGCGATTAAATTAGCTGGCCAGGACTTCACGGAGACTTGTCGGGGGCTACTTGGGAAACATGTCGCTGAGTGGCAGCTACATAGAGTTGAGGGATACGTGAGAGAAGATTTCGATATTGGCATTAGGTGGGCTGAAACCATGGGCTTTGAACGGGAGGGTCTTCTGAAGAAGTTCGGGGAAGATAAAAGTAACAGTTACCTTTATGCGAGGGTCTTCTAATGTCAACCGCGGGAGCAGGATTTTGGAATTGTTGGAAGCGCCTTTCAGACTATGGGAAGCCTACGTGCTCAACAAACTCAGGCCAATGATTTAGCGAAGCAAGCTAGATTCTTAGAGGGCGCGGCAAGCCTTCTTGAAACAGATAAACGAAACACTATAAATATATTCAGACAAGAGACAGATCAATTTATTGGTAAACAGGTGAGCGCATTTGCTAAGAACAATGTTGACCTTTCCGGTAGCGCCCTTAATGTTATAGCACAAACTAAGCTTCAGGCGGCTGGAGAGGCGGAGAACATTAGGAAAGACTTTGATAGCAGAATTACTAAGCTTAGATTCGAATCAGCGCAAGCCCGTAGGCAGGGTGACTCTATAGCAAATAACATGATCTTCACAGCACTTGGCGGATTGTTCGGGGCATCAGCAGCCGGTGCCAATGCTTTACCTGCAGAAAACTCAAGTTCTGCGGGTGCCAATACATCAAGGGGTAGGTAATGGCTATTGTACCGACTCGTAGAGCAAGTAGACCATCTGGATCAGTAGCCATCCCTAATATAGATGTGGGCGGTAATGCTCGTGCAGCTTCAGGTGCTTTCCAATCTTTAGGACAAGGCTTACAGAAACTAGGCGCTGGTATATCTCAGTTTGAAGCTCGTAAGGAAGCCGCGGAAAAACAAAGAAACTCCGCTGAAGCCGGTGTAGCTGCAGAATCGGCAGTGATAGCTGCGGAAACAAGAGCGCGTAAACGTGCGGCAGAAGAAGGTGTTCCTCTTACTGATACATACAATCAAGAGTTTGGGGCTTCTGAGGAATCTTATCTTAAAAACTTACAAAAATCCGGGGCTTCAAGTGACCGTATAAAAGAAGCACAAATAAAATTCGGTAAAGCTAAGAACAGCAGATTACTAAAAATAAATATAGAGGAACAAGGTAGACAGTTCAGTGAGTATCAGCAGGCGACTAACGCCGTTGTAGATGCCGCTGGGTCTAACGCCCGCCAAAACCCTGACTCGTTTGATACACATGTAGAGAGCGGTTTAGAGATGGTGGAAGGATTGCAGTTACCGGATAGCCAGAAAAAAGCTGCTATAAGTGCTGTGAAAAGAGAGGTAGGGTTAAATGCTTTTGAGGGCCTTCTTGAACAACGCCGGTATGAGGATGCCGATAAACTCCTTGATACTCTAGGCCCTGATTTGAGAAGTGGTAAAAAGAAAGCCACGGAAGTTAGAAGGCAATTAGAGAACCGCATCGGTGCTAAAATGGTAACTGACCTAAACCGCGATGCCCAGTTTGACAGTAGAAGAACCCGTGTCGCTAATAAGAAAAAAACAGAAACAAGGCAACAAACTTTCTCGACAATACAAAAAAGCATAACTAAAATAGACGCGGCTGGGACAGATGTTCCCCAACCTGTTCTTGACGCAACGATAGAGCAGATTGATGAGGCCGTAGCAAAAGATAATCTGACAAAGGCGCAAGCCTGGTTTCTAAAAAAACAAATAGCTCAGGTGGATAAATTTGAGGACAACGAGGCAGCCTTCCATGTTACCGAACTAATACATAAAGGAAAAATAAAAGAGGCTGAAGCCTTAATATTTAAACAAGTCCAAGACGAAACACTTCATCATTCAACTGGGGAAAGATTATTGAGGAGTACTCGAAGTCGTTCTAAAGCTTTGAGTCCTTCTGAGAAGATAAACAGGAAGAGGGCACAAAACCTTATCAATGCCCATGTAAACACAAAGAATGTTCTCAACATGACCATACCAGGAGCTTCTGCAAAGAGAGTAGAGGCTATGATTCTTTTAGATGAAGAGATAGAGTTAGGGACTAGCCCTGTGGATGCCGCAAGAAAAGTTATAAACGTAGTTAAAGACGCGGATAAATATAGTTCTTTTAACACTAGGGATGATTTAGTAGAGGCCGCGCTGGTTCTTCTTAAAGAAAAAGAGGCTGGAAGGATGGGTGTTGTTGAGCACGCAGAAGAGATGCAGCTGATAGATTTCAGACTTAGGCAGATAGAGGCAATGGAGTCTATGGGAGTGGGACAATAATGGATGAAGAAAGCGAAGCAATAAACACATTATCAAAAAATAACTCTGAAGCGAACATAAGAAGCCGCAATGTTAGGGACATCGAAAAAAGACTTGGTATACGATCAGGCCCAGATAGTAAGACTCAATTTGAGCGCGAAGCTGCTCTTGAGAAGAGAGAGATTGAGAAGACACAAATAGAAGAGTTAGTGGCTAAAGAACAAGAAGCTAAGGTAGCGGCCGAGAAACCCGTAGAGGCAGAAGAACAAAGCGGGGGTATAGATGCGTTAATAAAAAAGAAAGATACCGCCGCCGCCGCAGCGGCTACTCCTAAAGGTATGCTCGAAGAGACCGGGCTTGGTCCTCTAGGTATTGCCGCCGCTGGTATTTCTCAAGCCGTTGAAGGTGTGGCAAACGCGGGGATAGATCTCCTAGATTTTGGTGAGAATTTTTTAGCAGATCAAGGCATAGGAGAGGGGGATCTTATAAGCGAGAAGTCTAAGCTTTCTTTTGTTGAGGACGTATTCCCAGAACCTAAGTCTGAGATGGAAGCTTTTTCTAGGGGCGCAGTAGAATTTCTGGCGGAGTTTGTCACAGCAGGAAAGGTTTTAAAGGGAGTAAATTTAGGGATTAAAGGTGGCCAGGCGATTAAGGCGGCGGGAACTGGGGGAATAGTAGATTTAGTGGCGTTTGACCCCAACGAAGATAAATTAGCAGATTTACTTAATAAAAATCCTTTCTGGGGGCAGTATATCCCTGACGGATTAGTAGGCGAAGACGACGACCACCCGTTCACAAAAAGACTTAAGAATGTAGCCGAAGGCGCCATTTTAGGTGTTGGTATTGACTTTGCGTTCACTGCTGGCAGTAAGATTTTGAAACACTACAGAGGTGTTAGAGAGTTTAAAAAAATAAAAGACGCGGCAAATGGCGAGGAAGTGGCTGACTTAACTGTGCAGAACGAAAAAACAGCCGCTGCAATAGATAAAGTTTACGCCCAAGAGAAGGCCCCCCTTGTTGGTGAAAACGGTAAGATAAATTTTGATGCTATAGATAGTGATGAGGATCTTTTTAAGGCTACTCAATCTAAAAAGTTTGTGCAGAGAGAAGATTTCGGTGATGCGGCCACAACAAAGTTGGCGCTAGATAAAATACAGGATAAAGACGAAGTCCGTAGACTTTTAGGCATTAAAAAAGGTGACCCAATAGCCGGGGCTGATATTGCCGCGCTTATACAAATACGAGCAGAGGCTGTCGAGAATCTTTTCGCTAAAAAAGCACTGCTCAAAAAAGAGGGATCAGATGTATCAAGAACTCAGTTCGAGGAAGCCCAGAGGGTATTCTTTAGGGTATCTGAGTCCACATACGGAGCATCGGCAACATCAGGACACTCTCTTAGATCTAATAGATTAGTTTTTGGTGGAAAGAACTCAGAGGCTAAGGCTGCGATTTTGGCAGATCAGGTTAAGTTTGCTGGCGGGGCTGAAGAGATAGACAAAGTAGTAGCCATTCTTGATGAGATAGAAAAGACAGGTCCCGAAGGTTATGAAAAGTTAGCTAGGGGGTGGGTTAAGAAATCCCCACTTAAAAAGAAATTAGACTGGTTTGTGGATACATATAGAAACGATATGTTATCAAGACCATCTACTCAGCTTAAGAATATCATATCAAACGAAATGACCTTTTTAAATCACAGCGCTGAGAATGTTTTAGCAAGCATGTTTGACCCAAAAGGTAAGCCAGGGATAGTTTTTGGCGACGCTGTTCAGGGCGCTTCTAGCCACCCGGCTGTTGGTAAAATGTTTAACGTAATGGGCTCTATGTTTGAAAGCTTTCGTTTTGCGGCTATCACTAACAAGGACGATGTTCTTAAAAATATAGGGAAGCTTAATGTTGATACAAAGTTTGCCACATCTAAAATAGACACCTATGGAAGTAAGACAAAAGACTCTTTTGATAGCGAGTTTATGAAGAATTTCGGTGACACTATAGATTCTGTACGGCTCAAGCCGTATGAGCTTCTAGGAAAAGGGGATAGGTACTACAAGAACTTATCCCAGATGAGTCAGTTAAATATGTCTGCTTCCCAGGCTGCCCGTAAAGAGGGAATACCTAATGGGAGTGAGGAGTGGGGTAAGTTCATAAACGAGTACATGCAGGACCCACCGGATATGGCTGTGTTTGAAGAGTCCCAGAAACTAGCGGCTAAAAATACATTCACACAAGAACTAGAGGGCAAGGTTAAAGAGCTTGCTGAGATTATAACAGGCTCAGCAGAAACAGACGTAGGAGCCGTAGCTAAAGCAGGTGCACGCATATTCTTCCCGTTTGTTAATACAAGTGTAAACATGGCGAGGTACACACTAGCAAGAAACCCTCTCCCGTTAATAACGCAGACACCTGGGATTGGTAAATACGCTGAGAGACTTTTCCCACAATTTAAAGAGGACATGGTTGCTGGTGGGATGAGAAGACAACAGGCTATGGCTAAAGCTAGTATGGGTGGTTTGTATCTAACAGCAGGATCTATGTTGGGAGGAACTGCTGCTATACTAACAGGAAATGGTCCCTCTGATTTTAGGGCTAGGAAAAAACTAGAGAGTGTTGGATGGAGGGCTGGATCGCTTAAAGTAGGGGGGGAATATATAAAAATAGAAGAAGCCCTAGGCCCTATTGGCAGTATTTTATCCCTAGGAGCTGACCTTGCTATGATATCTGGTAGGAGAACAGGGGATGACGTTACCTTTGGTGACAATGTATTTGCCGCCGCTGTTTTAGCGGGAAACCTAGTAACACCAGAGACGTTTACAAATGGTTTCGGCGAAATGCTTGATATAGTAGAAGCGGGTAAATCGGGAAAGGGCTCAGATAGGTTAGCCCGGATGGCTCAAGGCAAAATAAAATCAGCCGTTCCCGGTATTATACAAGATGTCAGGAAAGTAGTTGACCCAGTTAAAAGAGATTTTAAAGAAGATGATGGCGCATTAAGTTTTATAATTAATGCTTTAATGGATGCCACTCCTGGTTTATCAAAGTTCCTTCCACCAGATACTAATATCTGGGGCGAGGATGTTCTGTATCCACCTTCTTTAGGTATAGATATTGTGAGCCCCTTCTTAACATCTAAAGAAGACACAAGCCCCATAGGTAAAGAACTAGTTAGACTTGGGTTAGGTGGGTCTGCTGTGTTGGGAGAGGCTAAAAAAGGTGAGGAGCACATAAAAATAGGAATGCCTGGAAATACTATTGCAGACGTAAAATTAACCCCTGAACAAAGACATGAATACATAAAGCTTTCTGCGGGTATAGGACTTGATAAAAACATGCCCACACTTAAGGAAGCCCTAAATAAATTAGTAAAATCTGATTACCCTGTTTTGTTTGGTAAACAGAAAACAGATCAGAACAAGCGTATGCTGATAGAGCGAACTATAAAGATGTACAGAAAAGCGGCGCAGAACAAAATGCAGATAGAGAACAAGGATATAAATGAGGAATTGATAGATATTAAGACGAAGGAATCAAGAGCTAGGGGGATAGATGTCGGTTTCTAACACCACTGATAGACAGCTTTTTAGTGGGGATGGCTCGACTGTTGTTTTTGCGATTCCCTTCGACATTATAGCCGATGATTCTGCTGAGGTGGATGTCTACCTAATAAACGAAACTACTCGAGTGGGAGTTCTACAAACTGAGGGCGTAGGCTATACTCTAACAACTATTTCAGGCAGCTTCTTTACTACCGTCACTATGACGATAGCCCCTACTTCTTCAGAAGAACTTCTTATAATTAGAGACTTCCCACTAACACAGACACTCGATCTTGACGAGAGCGGAGACTTCCCAGCAGAGAGCATAGAAACATCTATAGATAGACTTGTTGCTCAGACTCAGTTCCTACAAGAACAAATAAACAGAACAGCTAAGCTTGCTATAGGGAGTGCTAACACAAACCCGGAACTCCCGGAGCCCGTAACTGATTACTACTTAAGATACGACGCTAACGGAGATCTAGTCACCAATGTTGGAACTGGCAGCATAGCGAGCTTAAACGACGCCTCACCTACAACAACAAAGGGCGACATACTAGTAGAGAATGGCTCTGGTCTTATAAGATTAGGGGTTGGTTCTGATGAGCAGGTGCTGACATTAGACGACTCAGTAGCCTCAGGGCTAAAGTGGGCGACCCCTACACCAAATACCGATACAATATTCGACGGTAGCTTTGATCCTACCTCATTTAAAATAACACATTTCAACGACTATCTTCTATCAAGCCAAACAGACACAGATGATTTCATGGCTAGAATTCTGGCCGCAGGCGGAACAACTGCAGTAAGGGCAGCGACATCATCTGACAGTGGTAGAATTGGTTTTAGACAGTCCACGATAACAAACGCCAACGATGTGGCTGGAGTTACGGCGGACACGAACCACTCATTTTATCCCGGCAACCTTCTCACTACATGGGCTTGTGCTGTAAAAATAGACACAATAGATGATGGAACAGACACACTCTTTCTTCGCATGGGCTGGTCTGATTCTGCGACAACTTCAGATGCCTCTAACTCCATAGAGTTTTACTTAACAGAGCGGTAAGCACGACTAACTGGATAGCTCGTACAGCTAACGGCGGGCTAAGACCAACACTGATACGGGTATAGCTGTAGACACAAACTACAATAACTTTAGAATATCTGTAAATGCGGCGGGAACTTCATGCACCTTTTATATCAATGGAGCTCTTGTTGGTACTAACACAACAAATATTCCGGCAGCTAACCTAGCACCATCTATTGTGTTTAGAAAAGCAGCGGGAACCAACGCTAGAACAATGGAGTGGGACTGGTCTTATTTAGAATATACACCGAGTAGGGGGACTTTCTAATGGCACTTAGTAACACCACGGTTAAACAAACATACCAGGGAAATGCTTCAACAGTAGCGTTTGCCATACC